GAATTGCAGCAGCCCGTAGATGCCACTCAGCACGTAGGCCGGCGCCTGCAGCACGGCATTCAGCACCGGCGAAGCACCCGCCGCAAACCATGGGGGCAGCAGCGCCGTCAGCCGCTGGGTGACGTCGGCCTGATCTCCCGTTGCCATTTAAGACACCGACACCGAACCGGTGCGGATCACCTGTTGCGAGGTCGCGACCAGGTCCGTCGTGCCGCCGTTCAATGCCAGGTTATTGACATTGCTGATGCCGGCGGAGGTATCGAAAGCCACCTGCGACAGCCGATTGAACGACAATGTTCCGCCAACCGGCAACGTATTGATGTAGGCGGTGATGGCTGCCTGCACGGAAGCCGCGATCGTGGCATGGTTATAGCCACTTTGTGTCGTCAGGGTCATCGTCACCGTGGCGGAAACCAGGGCGGGCGGGAACACGGAAAAGCGGATGCCGCATCCCACGGTGCTGTCCACCGCCGTGGAAACCGACGACAGCAGACTGGCCGGCGGATCGCCGCTGCCGTCATCAACCACAACATACAGCGAGCCCGGATCGTACGTTCCACCCAGATCAAAGTTCTGCGTGAGCGAGTAGGAAACCACGCCGGGCACGGTGCTAACGGCGTAGCCGATGGCCGCCGGCGTCGACAATGACCGCGTATTTATGAAATTCGCAAAGCGGGTGCGGAACGCACTATCGGTTTCCGCACTCACGCCGCCGCCCATCGCGGTCAGGTTGCTCACCGTGTCGATCCCCGAAATCGGCGTCGATAGCAACGAAATCTGCCCGGCGGCGACATTACCCGCAGTGCCGGCAGTGACAGCCTGCACGGTAACCGCCGCCGAACTGGTGCCGATCGGCACCACATAGGCATTAGCCGATGCGCTCCAGGTCGGCTGGGACGGATCGGCAATGACCGTGAAACTCTGCGACCCATCACCGGTGGCAACACTGGTGCCGATCGGTATCGTCGCTGCCTGCGACGGCGTGTAGCGCGAAAACGTCACCTGCCCGGCCGCACGGGTTGCGGCAATACGTGTCAGGGTGAAGTCGGCCATCCAGCTATCGAGGTCCTCGCCGTTGCTGGTCGCGGCCCTTGTCAACGCCAGTACCTGAAGAACCAATCCCTGTAGCCACAAGCCCAGCCAGGCCACGCCCTCCGTGATCGACCGCAGCACCGAGCCTACGCTGAAATCAAGTGGCGCCGTCGGCAGTGCCGCGGCCTGCACGACATTCACCTGCCCGGTCACCAGCGCGGAAAATCCCTGCGTTTGTCCGGAAATGCTGCTGCTCATGGCATCACCTGTTGATGTCGAAACTGATCAGCACCGGCGCGCCGGTGACTGCGTCGCTATAGGTCACCACCACGGCGATCCCGTTGAGAATGGTGCTGATTGTCACCTGCGGCGGGGGATCGGCGGCAACCGCCGCCTCCTGCAACATCTGCGAGCGCACCACCGCCTCCACCTGCGACGGCGTCGCCAGGCTGCCGACCATCGCCGGCAGCCCGGCTCCATAGGTCGGGTAGGCGAAATAGTCCCCTGGGTTGGTCAGCAGCCGCCTTATCACCCGTTGCCGACCGGCTTCCGAACCGGTGACCAGCAGCAGGTCGGACGTCGGGCTGTACGACAGATCATTCTGCCAGATCGCGGCTGCATCAACCATCAGGCACCCTTGAGGTTCTGGGTCAGGTGGCTCTGTGTCATCTGCGCTTCAGGCGGACCGCTAACCCCGCCGCCGGCCTCCACGCCGCCATGCGTGTGGCTGTTGAACAGGCTCATGAACGCATCATGGACAAGCTGGTGAAACGTCGCGTTGGCAGCACCGGCCTGGATATCAGCCGAAACCAGTTCCACCAGACCGCTGGCGTGCAGCTTCAGTGCGATGCCGTTCTGGTGCTGCAGCCACATGTCGCCGGCGGGAACCACCAGCGGCTTGTCGGCCTCACTGTAAAGCTGGTGGGAGACGAAACCGGCATTGGGGTCGCCGTCGTGGAATGATACCACCACCTGCGCGCCGATCACCGGCGCCATGTGCAGCCCCCAGCCATTGCCGGTCCATGCCGAGCCGATCGGTAACCAGCCGGAAAGCTTGTCCTCGTCGCTATATTTCACCTTCACCGCATGACGCGTCTGGTCATAGCTGTCGACCAGGCCAATCCGCGGCCAGCCCCGCCGCTTCACCGCCCGCTCCGCCTCGCGCTGGATCAGGTCGCGCAGTCCCTCGGTCATACTGTCACCACCGACTGCGGGCTGCTGTTGCGGGCTTCCACACGCATGCGCAGCCCGGTCTTCAGCGCACAGTCCAGTCGCAGTTCCGATATGTAGTAGGTCTGATCGAATTGCGTGCCGGTACCGGTCAGTTGCAGCATCGACCGCGGTGTCAAGCTGGGATCTCCTGGCATGTCGATCACGACGCGCCGCTCGTGGGAGGTGATGTCGGTCAGCTTGGCCACGGCGAGGCTGTCGGCCTGCGATTGGGTCAGCCCGGCTTCGCGAAAGATGTAGGTGGGCGAGGTGCCGCTGCTGCTACCCGCCGTCGGCTTCGCCTGGCGCGTTGCCGTAATGGCGGTTTTCAGCTCATGGTTCCACGAGATCACCTTGACGATCACGGCATTGGTCAGCGCCAGATTTCGTTGCATAACAAGATTTTTGACGCTTGCCGCCGGTATCGTGCCGGAGGCATCATAAGTTATCACATATGGCGCCGCGGTGGTCGCCGGCGGCTGGAAATAGACCGTCTTCGCCTCGACGAAAATGTCGAAGCCCTCATGTTGCGCCAGATAGGTCAGCAGCGTCCATTCGCTCACCTGGTTGGTGACCTCGGCATGGTCAACGTCGTAATATTTGCCCGCCGGTGTGGTGGTGGCCTGAACCTGTGCCTGCAGCCCGTGCCGCGCCGCCAGCGTCTGCACGATCTGGCTGCTGGTCAGATTCTGGAATTTCTCCGCCGTCTTGCTGTCGATAAAAGCGCTGGAATAGTCGCGGCCGGACAGGGTCAGCACCTGTCGCGCCGGATCGATCGAAACGATATCCACCGGCCCGAGGATCACGCTCTGCAGTGCGCCGCCATCCAGCGACAGCATCAGGTTGAGTTCAATCGTATCCTGATCGGCCCAGTAGGGCGCGGCATAGCCGGTCCCGGTCTGATCGAGGGCGACGTGGGCGGTGAAGGTGTCAGCGGCGAAAAAATTGTTGCGGGTCACCGCCAGCGAAACCAACCCGGGCATGCGCTGTCCGTTCACCGCCATGGCGATGCCCGGCTGGCGTACCACATCAGGGCTGGCCAAGAATGCCCCCATTGCCGGCATTCGGGTCCACCGGCGGAATGGTCAGCGTCACCACGCCAACCAGAAACGGATCCCACAATCCGTTCGCCGCGGCGATGCGGTTCCATTGTGTCGCGTCACCAAGCTGCTCGGCGGCAATGCGAAACAGATTGCCGCCGGCCACCATCAAGGTTGTGCTGCCACTCATGATGGTGTTGCCGCAAGATTGCTCTGCATCCGCGTCAACACCGCGGTCGCCTGGGTCGAAGCCGCCAGTTGCTGCATGTTGCCTGCCTGTGTCGAGAGCGATGAGGCCAGCGTGGCCGGATCGTCGCCCGCCACCACGCCGCCGGCCGCGGCGGCAGGAAAGCCGCTATCAAGGCTGGATTGCAGGCCCTGGGCGGTGCTCAGGGTGCTGCCGACCGCCGTGCTGAGTGGCAGCAGGGCCTGCGTTCCCGCCCCCTGCAAAGTGCCCTGCGCCGCCTGCGCGGTGGCAACCGTAGCCAGCCCGGCCGCCACCGTCGGCAAATCTGAAGCGACCACCGTCACGGCCTGCAAATCCGCCCCGAATACATCATCCAGCGTGTCCGCCGCCGCTTGCCAGGCAAGCTGGGTCAGGTCGGCAATCACGGTCAGCCGCAGCGAGAAAGTGATTTCGTAGAAGCGCTCGAAATTCCAGGTGAACGTGTCAACCACCACCTGGTACCGGTTGGTCCAATAGCTGAACAGGATCGGAATGCCGCTGCGCGCCAGGGTTTCCAGCAGGCGTGCATTCAGCATCGCGTCGGCGCCGCGCAGGCGGCCGCTGAAACGAATCTGTTCGGCGTCCCAGCCCATCACATCAACCACGCGCGTCCCGCCGATCAACTGATGCACCACCATGCGTTGGCGGCCGCCGCCATTGATCCGCTCCGGCACCGCGAAGCTGGTGAAGGTGAAGCCGCCGAGCGTGACAGGGGTATCGGTCATGATTCAGGACTCAACCGGCGTGTAGGAGCGTCGCGGATCAAACCCGCCGGCACCCGGCAGCGGGGCGTTCATCCAGTCAACAATCTGCTGCGTCACGGCACGCGCAATGACCTGCCCATCCAGGTGCAGGTCGGTATGGATCACCAGTTGCGGCATCGGTTCGGCGGAGCCACGGTCTGGCGTGGCGCGCGATGTTGGCGGCTCTTCCGCTTCCCCCGCCCGCATCGGCACCCCCAACTCCGCCCGCGTGGTAAACATGTCCGGGGGCGATGGAAGAACCGGGTTCGTCCGCGGGTGCGGCAGGTGACGCTCGGCCGTCACGAAAGCCGTCAGCGCCGCGATCTGACTAACCACCGCGCGCAGGTCCGTCTCGCCTGGTTGGGCGGCTTGCTGCGCTCCACCAGCGAGCGGCGCGGCGAACTGCCGCGGTGAAACCGCGTCGTGGCCCGATGGCCAGGCAGCGAAGCCGCCAAACGCCGTGCTGTCCGGCGGCCCAAAATCGCGCATCGGCACCCATGCGGCAACGGCCGGCTCCGCCACGGATTGCCTCACCGAGCCATCCGCACCGATTAGCGCGGGCGCCGCGGCGGCAACAGCCGCCGTTGGCTGATCCGCCATCCAGGGTTGTGGCTGGTGCCGCCGATCAAGCAATGTCGCCAGCGCCGGCAAGATCGCCAAGGCAGGGTCGGGCTCCTCCAGGCGTTGCCCCGGCCGCAGCGACGGATCGTCCCGCACAGGCAAGTCAACCGGCCGCTGCGCATCGCCGCGCACCATGTCCCCCACCACGCCATCGAACGGCAGGCGCGCCACGGTTTGGCCAGACCTCGGCGGCGATTGTGCCGCCGCCGCTTGCACCGGTGATGCAACGGCCTGCCAGGTCGCGGTTTGCTGCACCATGTCCTGGTCCCGCCGCAGCGATGTCCGCTGCCCGGCGAGATCGCTAAGCCCCGCACGCATCGCGGCGATCCCGCTTTGCGTCTGCGTGATCTGCTGGTTCAACGCGGTAAAATCGCGCGCCAGCAGATGCACGACCGATTGCGTATCCGCGGCATCCATCGTCATCTGCACGCCGATGCGGAACGCCTCGATCATGATCGGCCCTGCAGGCTCTGCCGCCATGCACTCAACCAGCCGGATGCCAGCACCTCGCCGACATCATCCAGCCGGCGCGCTGCCGCCGCGCCCAGGAACGGCTGCGACGGCGTGCTCTCGGTGCCGAATTCCGCCGCCAGCGCCGCATCGCCAACCCGCTCAGGCACGCCGACCTGCCCCGTCCCGCCATCCACGGCAACACCCACCGCGTCGCCCAGCACCGGCTGCAGATCCGCCGCCTCGCCACGCAGAATTTCACCCGCGCTCGCCAGGCTGTGGGGCTGCATGGAATGCCAAATCTCCATCCAGCGCTGCAAATTCTGCGCGAAGCTCGCCAGTGCGATATCAGTCGCCATCATCGCCCCAACTCATTGTCGACCAGTCGAACCGCACCGGCCGCCGCGCACCGGCACCGATTTCGCCGAACACCACGCAAGCCGCGCACGCTTCGGCCGGATCCATCTCGAACGCCGTTTCATAGGGCACCCCGCAGCTCACCAGATAAAGCGCGGTTCTGAACCCGGGGTGCCCGGCTAGTTTTTTGCTCTCTCCAGGGTGCGCCGTTCGCGCTCCTCGCTGTTCTGCCGATAGCGCACCAGCAAGGCCCGCATCCCTTCGTCACCGATGCGATCGACCAGCGCCTCAATCTGCAATTTGCTCACCGGCATGCGCACCGGTTCGTCGTCGATCTGGGTGACACAACAGGCGATCGTCGCCCACAGCACCCAGACCGGATTGAGCCTGGTGTCGGCCCCAATATGTTCGGACAGCGCCATCTCCTCCCGCACCTTCAGCATCGGCTTGGAGGTAATGGTGCGGCCATCCTCCAATTCAATGCTGAACTGTCCGGGCGGCGGCGCGGCGGCCGCCGGCGGCGTGTCACCGTGAATCGTCACGCGCGCCATCAGCTTATCTTCCGCCGCCGGCTGGCAATGCCTTCGACCTTCATCTTGATGTAGGCATCGCCGGTCTTCGAACCGCCATCGGCCAGCTTCAGCACCACGCTTTCATAGCGATATTGCGACGTGCTACCATCCACTTCCGAAATCGTCTCGGTGATCTGCACCGCTGTCGTTGCCACACCGGTGAAATACCCGTCCTCCAGCGTGGCAAAATAGTCATCTACCGCCGAACTGGCACGGTCTACCTGGAAACTGAGATCCCAGCCCTGTGGCAACTCGGCATAGTTGTTGGTGCCGTCCATCGCGATGGATTGCAGATTGCGACTTTTCTGCCGCGCCTGGAAGCCGGTCACGGTCGCCCAGGCCAACACGCCGCCATTGGTCGGATCGATGATATCCACCACCACGTCACGACCGACGTTCAAACTGTTGATCGGCATTGCTCAGGCCTCCCTATGTCGCAAGCGCCGGCGCCACCGCCTGGCGCGTAATCTGAACGCTCTGTCCGCCTTCGATTTCGGCGAGCATGTATTCAATAACGCTCTGGTACTGCACCTGAACATTCGCCTGCATGTAGCCCAGCGCCACCCGCGACGGCGGATTGTTGCTGTCATCGAGAACGATGCCGTAAGGTTGCGTGCCGTCAGCGTTGCCGATGATGCCCTGCTGCCAGAGATTGAAGAAGAACTGGTCCAGCAACGTAAAGGCCTGCCGCCGCGTCGTCGGCGTCTGCAGCAAGCCAACCACCTGGCCCATCCAGGCATTGATGGTGGAGGCGATGAAGTTGGTCAGCCTGGTATAATTGTCGCCGTGAATCACCGCGTTGCTGGAGGCGTTGCGCCCGATCACCGGGGCAAAATAGGCACCGCCGGGCGCGGGATTGGCGATCACGTCGATGCAGGCCGCGGCAAGCTGTTGCAAATCCGCCTGGGAGTATTGCTGGTTGATGGAGGTTTTCTGCGTTCCCACCACAGCCTGCACCTGCTTGTTCAGGCTGGATTGTTCCGGCGACAGGTTGGCCAGCAGCCCGGCCGAGAACGCCGTCGGGCTGATCAAACGGATCTGCCCGCCATTGGTGGTATCCAGCCAGTAAATCCAGTCGCCGAACAGGATCTTCATGGCATAGGTGTCAATCCCGGCGCTGGCCTTCACCGCCGCAGCGTCGGAGATCGTGTCGCCGGCCGGACCGCAATCGATCATATACACGCCCTCGGACAGAGCGAATGCCACTTGCGTGGGCCAACTCGTGCTGTCGGCACAGTCGGCCAGCATGGCAACCGAGCAGCCGGTGCCGCGTAGCGCATACATCCCCTTGCGCACATTACCGTCAACACCCAGCAGCAGGGCGGTGCTGATTCCCGCCACACCGTCCGTCCCGCCGGTCAATGTCTGATTCGCGGTCACCGCATAGCTGGGAATGGCAGCACTGGTATTGGTGCCAAGCGAAGCGGTAACTAACTGCGATGGACCCCGCAGCCCGACGCCATTATTGATCGCGCTGACAAGGTTGCCCCAGAAAGTCGCACCGCTGCCAAGGATGTTGTCGAAAATCTCCGGAGGCGCGCCCGGTGAGGTGAGAGTGAGCTTGGTCGAGGATGCGGCGGAACCTGGGCCCATGATCAGACCGGTTGCATTGCCGTAGGAGCCGGTATAGCGGCTGGTCAGCAGCGCGCCGTAACTGGAGTTGGCGTAGGCCAGGGCGTAGGTGGCGGCGGTGTCGGTGCCATCCGTCACCCGCACGCACATCATGTTGCTGCAGCCCTGCTGCACCGCCACCGCCACCGCGGTGCCAAGATCATAGCGGCGTGCCTGAAGCGTGCCGAAACTGGTTACATATTCGCCGTAATTCCCCACCACGGTGGGCGCGCCGACCGGCCCCCAGGACGCCGTGCCGACGATGCCCAGCAGGCCGCTGGGCACGCCGTTGATGTAGGTGATCTGCGGCGGAACGATCGCCACATAGACGTTCGGAACCGTCAGTGCGGCCGTGTTTGTCTGGCCAAGTGCAAAAATCGTCATGACGATGTCTCCGTGGCCGGCACGGGCGGCTGCACCTTCTCACCGATCGGGGCGATCCGACGCACATTGGGGTGGTGCGGACCAGCCAGGATGCGCTCCACCTCGGCGGCGTCGGTTATATGCGCGCCCTTCGGATAGGGCCCAAAGGGGTTGTGGACAATCAGGTGATACGCAGCCATGTCCGCTCCTAAACGATGTTCAGAGTTGTGCCCTGGCGCCACACCGCACCACTTGGCAGGCCGGCGGCGGAGGTCGGCAAATTGGGCAGCATCACGTCGCCGCCGCTGCTGGGTTGCAGCCAAATTTTTCCACCGGCTGGCGCGGCCAGCGTCACGTCGCCGCTCGCCACCGATTGCAGCAACGCTGTCGGGTAGAACCCGCTCAGCACCCAGGCACCGTTATTCTCGACGCAATCGATCACGCTGTTCGCGGCCACCACCAAATCGCGCTGGGTGGTGTTGAACTGGTTCATGGTCTGGCCGTTCTGCCGAACCGTCGCGCCCAATTCCACCAGCAGCCGAATACGGCGATTCTGTTGCAGCGGCGTGCCGACCGCGACCGTGGCAGTCGCGCCCGAGCCATCCCCGGTGATCACGCACGTCGTGCTTCCCGCCACGTAACCGCCGCCATTGTTGGTCACCCGGAAGCCGATGACGCTGCCACCATAGACCATGGCTGTTGCTTGCGCGCCGCTGCCGGCGCCGGCGATCGCGACCGCGGCGGTGCTGTAGCCGGTGCCGCCATTGGTTACTGTCAGGTACGATACCTGGCCCGAACTTGTCACCACGCTTGCCGGCACCAGGCTATCCACGATCTGGCCGCCGGCCGGGACCCGGATGGTGTCGAACACGTCGGGAATTTCCAGCAGGTTCTGCGCATTCGGATTGAGGTCGATCCGATCGGTGCCGTTGAAACTGTTGCCGCGCAGCACCGTCGCGGCGCAACGCAAGGATAGCGCCTGGTTGGCCGTCACACTGCTGTTGGCAGGCTGGAACCGGTTCTCCACGATGGCGATGCCGGTGCCCCCATCCAGCACCGAAATCCCTGTTCCACCCGAAGACACCACCAGCGTATTGCGTTCGATGGTCAGCGCCGACACCGGGGCCGGGAACGGCACGCCATAGCCATCCGCCTCGATGTCGTAAACCGACATCGCGATCTGGCAGCCCCGCACCTTGTTGCCCGCAACGGTCACGAACTGCGACCCGCCGGGATTGATGCCGATGGTTGATCCGGTCACGCTGTTGTCGACGATATCGCAATCGAAACACCCGCCGGAATCGATCCCGATATAGGCGCCGGGTACATTCAAGGTGTTACGGCTGACCCGTGAATAGCGCGCGGTAACCACGATCCCAGCGAGGCCAAGCAGTGGCTGCGCCACCTGGTTGCCGCTGATATCGAGGTAATCCCCATAAGCCTGGATGCCATACGACGTGTTCGCCCAGACGATATTATCCAGCACCGACGCCGTGACAACCGATGGTGTCGCCAGGCTATAGACCGGCGGGCTCGCCCCGGTGGGATCGATCGTCCCCAGATTGATGCCGTCCACCGCGTTATTCCAGCACTGGTTACGCTGGATCAGCAGGCGCTGGTTGAGCTGGCTGGAACTTGGCGTTCCGAACACCGATACGGCGATCCCGCTGCCGCCATTATTGAACGACCGCGACCCGGTAATCGACACGGACTGTGCCTGGAACACCCCGCAGCCATCCGAGCTATTGCCGGAAAACTCGCAATCCTCGACAGTAACCGAATGAGGCACCGTTGCCGCCGGATTGCCCTTGATCGCCAGACCACGCCCCAGCGAGCCGCTATTGTTGCGAAAGGCGCAGCGCCGGAACGCGGCCGACGTCACTGTCGTATCAACGAGAACATTCCAGGTATTGGCCTTCACCTGGGTGCCATTGGCATCGAAGATCACGTCCTCGACATCGACGATGGGGCACTCCAGACCGATCCACGCCCCCGTCGTGCCGCCCTGCAGGCGCCGTAAGGTGGAAACCCCAGGCACACCCCGCACCAGAAAGAACGCGGCGGTGCCGGTTGTCCATGACCCGTTCACGATGTAGGTCTTCGGCCCAAGCCGAAACGGAATGCCGCTTTGCACCGCCGCGTTGAATACCGCCGTGTCGTCGCCGCCGTTACCGCACAGACCGAACCATTCGATGAAGGGTGCGTCAGCAAATCCGCTGGCCAGGGTGCGTGCGACGGTGGCCCCGGGGATGGTCGCGGTCCAGGTGGCGATATCAACGCCGGCACCGGCCACCGCCAGCGACTGCGCAAATTGCGCCAGTGAAACCGAAGTGCCGCTCATAGAAGGCCACTCATCCCAGCCAGCCAAAAACTGAACCCACCGGTCATGGTCGGCGTAGGCCGACCACCCACGCCTTTCTTCCCGCGGCACTGAAGCAAGGCGTGGATCCCCGGCCTTCGCCGAGGATGATGAGACGAGTCGATCTTTGAGGCGCTTGGAATCATAGACTCACCTGCGGATTGCCCAACGCGTCGACCAGAATGGTACCGTTCTGCACGAACACCTGCAGATCGGAGGGTTGCGGCATGATCGCCGGCCCGACATCGGTCACTAGAAATACGTCGCCCAGTGGACCGCCGGATGGGCCAGGCGCCAGCACCGCATCGAATACCCCTACCGTGGTCTCGGTGGAGCTGAGCGTCGTTGAATATTCCGCCTGATAGACCAGCGTGCGAATGAAGGTCAGTGCCTTCTGCGGCTGGTCGTCATAGGCGGTGCCGGAATATTTAAGCATCGCCACACTGGTGTCCGGCAAAGTCAGCCGCACGATGTTCGACAGCGCGGTGTCGATAAAGCTGGCCACGCTGTCCCGGGCGGCAAAGGTCGGCGCAAAAATCTTGATGACCAGGCCGGCCACCTGCTGCCGAGTCGGGCAAATCCCGCTGCCCTGCAACACGATGCGTGCGATCAGGCTGCGTACGTCGGGGATCGTCAGGGTCGCGCCGGAAGCAGACGCTGTCCGATCGACCTGCACCAAAGCTGCCAATGCGGCGGCCAGCGTCGCCGGCGTATCGCTCGCCTGTGCCTGAACGGCGTAGGGTTGGCCGTCGGCGATCACCACGATGCCCTGGCCCACGCCGGCGCTGCCGCCGATCACCAGCGTGTCGCCCGACGTCGCCACGGTCAGGGTGGCGGTTGTCATCGACACCTGGCTCCACTCCATCGGGAACCGGGTGGTCAGCCGACCGATCCCGTGACGTTCGTTGACGGTGACGTTCACCACGCCGGCGCGCAGATCGGCATCAAGCAGGTTGGCGACCAGGGTTCCGCGCATCAGTTTCACCACCGGGCCGGCTAGCGAGGGCAGGTTGTTGCCATCAGCGTCGACACTCGGGCCGCTATAGAGAATGCCGCCGATCTCCGTGACCAAGGCATTCAGTACATCACTCAGGTCGGCCATCAGGTGGTCTCCTGCACCGCCTGGATGCGCCAGCCGGTCGGCGATAGTTCGGCCTCGATCACCACCCGGCGAAGCAGGTCGGTGTCGACAAGAATGTCGTCGCTGCGGATGTCCACCGACAAGGTCGGTGGCAGCAGAATCTCCCAGCCGCCCATGCGGATATCCCCAGGCAGATCAACATCGCTGCGATCGCCACGCCCAGCCGACAGCACGCAGGCCGGCCAACCCGCAAGCAGCGTCGTCTCCGTTGCCGTACTGTCTCCCCCGGGCGCGTTGGTGCCGGCCGATGTTCCGGTCTGCGGCCGCACCAAAGTCAGCGTGGCGTTGGTACGCAGCACCATCGCCGGCTTGACGTTTTCCATCGACGCGACAAAGAACGTTCCGTCCTGTGCAATCAGGTAATCGCCGAGCGCCAGGCCGGCGGCATCGCCCAGCAGGTAGAAGATTGCCTGGCCTGGCTTCGCCGGCCGCGACAGCGGGAATGCCGGTTCGGAATCGAAGGCGACATTCAAAGTGCCCAGCAGCGCCGCCCCGCCCACCGGGTCCATAGGATTGAACGGTCGGTATTGTTGCGCCTGGGTTCCAAGTATCCGCGCCGCAACCCCGTAGCTGGCCTGTACCTTGGCCTGTATAGTGGCGAATTCCACCATCATACCACCAGGCGCACGCCGCCGTCGCCAAGCTCCGGCCCGGCCGGCACGCCCAGGAAGCCGCACAACCGACGCCGCCAGCCATCGAACAGCGCCATGCGGTCCGCCACTTCGTTCTTGTTGTGTGTCCACACCGCGGCCTGGTCGGTGTCCAGATTGGCCCCGGCACCGGGAATGGCGCTCTCCAACTGCCGCAGCGAAGTCAGGTACGACTGCACGACAGTGACTTCCGTCGGATCGAGATTGTTCAGGCGGTATTCCAGCAACCCATACGCCTGGAAAAACCGCCAACCCTGAAACCCGGCCGGCCCGGCACCATAGGCGGGATAGCCGCAAAAGCGCCGGACATCGACCTTGTCGGCTTCAACGAATGTACCAACAGTGCCGCTCATTGCACGCACACCGACGTGCTATCCAGGTGACAGACCATGATCAAACCGCTTTCCGATCCGGTGTAGGGCGCGGTCGGCACGGTGTAGGCGCCGATATATTTGGGGATCGCCCAGGTCGCGACTTCGTCGATCTCGCCGCCGAACACCGCCGTGCCGCCGGTGGTGCCGAACTGGCGAATGGCGAACGCTGCGTTGGATTTTCCCGGGGTGACGCTGAAGCCTGATACCGTTTCGGAAAACGTCACCGCACCGTCAGCACCGCAATACAGCGTGCCCGCCCACCAGGTGGCAAACACATGGTGCCAGTTGCCGTCATCAATCACAGTCGGCGTGATCGCGGGCGCTCCCGCGGAATTACCGACCTCGCAGGTCAGTTTCCCCGCATTATTCATCCCCAGCCAAATCTCGGTGCCGCCAATAATCGCCTGCGTGACCGTGCCGGCCGACGAAGCCTTGACCCAGGCCTCGATAGTCCCCGGGAAGGTGTTGGCAACCAGCCCCAACATCGTCGTGTCATAGGTTGAACCACCATTGGCGGCGGCAGTGCCGAACTTCGGCGTGCTGGTGTCATAGGAAAGGCCGCCGCCAAACGTCACCACGGTGCCGCCGGCGGCATTCACCGCGAACGGCAGCGAGGCGACGCTGATCGTGTTGGTGGTGTGATCCCGCACGCAAAGCGTCTGGCCGGTTGCGGCTGCGGCGATGCTGCCGGTGGTGGCTTCCCAGTGACCATTCACCGTTGCCACGCCGGTTGCGGCGGTCCAGGCGCCGGTGCAATTCACCTGATAATCCACCGCGGTCGGCGTATAACCGGTGCCGTAATAGCTGCCGGTCACCGCGATCGGCGTGCCAGCATGCGCACCTTGCACGATATCCATAGCGAGCTGCGCCGAAGTGGTATTTCCAACCAATATGGCCGTGCTGTTTTCAGTCAGCGGCCGCCCCCAGGAAATGCCGTCGTCGCCGGAATTATTGTCATACACCATGATCGTGTTGTTGGTGGTCTGCCCGGACGGAACGATCATGAAATAGACATCGACCGGCCCCCCAGGCACTGCCGGCAGGGTCAGCGTGATCTGGCTGGCCGAACAGGTCCCGCCGGTCGGCGGGTAGCCGGCGGTCGCCGGCTGGCCGTGATCGAACACCCCAAACCGCTGCCACCAATTGCCGGTGCAGACCAGGTCTGTGCCATTCGCTTGCGTGATCGGAATGGTGATCACGGTGCCGCTGAGTGTCCCGGTGGTCCCCAAGGTCGGACCGGCATCGGTTACACCGCCGGAAAGGTTGGCGCGGAACGCCCGCGCCCAGTTTGCCGCGGCATACAGGTAGCCATTCAGCGTCATCTCCGGCCCAGATGGGCTGTTGATGTTGGTATCGGCCTGGGTGACGTAGGTCGCCCCGTTTGACGCATCCCAGGCCTGGTAGGCCGTGCGAATGCCCAGCACGTCCTGATAATTGCCGAACAGCGTGTTCACCAGGGGCTGCAGATGGCTGTTGACGTAAAGCTGCGGTCCCGCCCATGAATTCAGCGCCTTCAGCCCTGTGGAGGCGGTGAGGTAGGCCTGCGACAACTGGCTTTCGAACGTCGACGTCGATGTCTTGTTGAGCGAATCACTGGCGCCGATCCAGCCGCCCATCACTTCCCACGCGCCACCGACGCTTGCCAGGTTGGCGGCCAGCGAGGTGTAGTTCGCCTGCCCCGGAACGAATGTCCCAAGGTACTGGCCCGGGTTGGCAAACCCGACAACGGCACAATTCACGCCGGCGTCGGCCACGCAATAATTCAGCAACTGCGCCGCGCCGGTGGAGGTGTAGACGGCGGAACTGTTGGACGGATAGCCCCAGCCGATGCACTTGTTGGTCCAGGCTTTCGATCCGTCGGTAATGCAGGCATTGATCGTGCCGAAACTGCCGACGGTGACACCGGTGCCGGTAATTGTCGCGCCCGACGTATCGAGCGAGGTGATCATGCCCTCCGCCTCGGATTGACCCCACACCGCCATCAGCCGGCCAACGCCGAAAGCATTGCTCTTCACGATGGTGCGGCTGTCGCCATTGGCGCGGCACTGCACCCGGTTCCAGCCTTTGCGCGCCGGCACCGTATGGGTGAAAGTGACACTCCCCGACACCTGGGTGGCAGCACTATTCCAGCCGGTGACCGCTGCACCGCTGGTGGAATCCACCGCCATGCACTCGACAGTCCGCGCCGTACCGCCGCTCACCATCAGCCCGAGCGGGATCGCCGCCTGACCGAGATTGAGCAACCCGCCCGCCTGGGCCGACCTCTGATAGACCTGCAAGCCGGTACTGTCCGGCTGTGTCGTGAAACTGAGAACCGGTAGCGGACCCGGATACAGAAAGGCGCGCCGGCCAGGCGCCTCAGCATGCGCAGCTCCGGCCAACAGCAGCGCCGACGTCACAACCAGGGCGATCTTCATCGGGGCTAATCCGCCAGGACAGTGACACAAACCTGCATGTCGGTGGTGCTGGCCGGCGTTGGCGTGCCCGGCGTGGTCACCACCAGCCACAGCGACGTCGATCCTGTGTTCAGCGCGGTGCCGAGGCCCGACTGGCCATAGGTGGTCTCGGTGCCAAGCACGGATTTCGGGTTGGTCAGTTGCAGCAGCGGCAGCACGGAGAACGCATCGGCCGCGGCAATCGCCGGGGCGGCGTGGTCGGTAAAGGTGCTGTTCGACGGCTGCGCCTTGAAGAACGACACGTCGAATTCCGCGGTCTGCGCCGATTTGAAGTTGATCTGCACGCTCTCGATGACGCCGCTGTTCTTGGGCCCGAAAATGTTCGGCAGGGTCACCAGTCCGCCCACCACATTCCCCGCCGTGTAAGCCGCGGCGGTAACCGTGGGCGCGGCGCACTCCAGGTTGGTGATCCCGCCGACATCGCCGCTGATCGGGCCAGGCAGAACGGTCGCCGACGCAAAGCCAGGCGCCAGCGCCAAAGCGGCAGCCGCCGCCAGCCGAATTTTGCGCATCATCTTGCTTTTCCTTACGCGGTCAGCAGATAGGTCGAGAGGGCAGCGTTCCAGGTTACGTTCAATGTCGCACCGCCAGGCTGGGTTGGTGTGTTGGCAGCCAACGTCACCACGGTTCCGGAATTGCCACCGAGATTCAGGGTCACCGTTGACGCAGCGGATCCGTAATTGTTGATGATCAGCGGGTGTCCATCCACGGATCCGTTCGCCAGGGTCATCGAAAGTGCGGTGGTTCCGTTCAGCAGCGAAAAACTGTCGGCCGGTGCAATCGCGCCGGACGCGGTATAGATCGTGCTGACACTATTCGATGCCGCACCGCCACCTGTGGCGGTCAGGGTCCCGCCGGATAGCGACAGGCCGGAACCTACGGCCACACTTGTAAGCGTGCTGCCATTGCCGCCAATGATGCCGGAATTGGGGATTGTCAGCGTCGTGCCGGTTGCCGTCAGCGTCCCGCCCGACAGGCTGAGCCCGGTGCCGACGGCAACCGCTGCCGCTGCCCCGGCAGCACCACTGCCGCCATAAAGCTGGCCGGCGGTGGCACTCGGCAGCGCCGCCGGTTGCAGTGCCGACGACGCCAGCGCGAACCTTGCATCGTTGCCTTGCGCCGCGGTGCCGGCGGCAGTGCCGAAGTTCACCGATACGGTGCCGGACACATTTGTCAGGCCGCTGCCGAACGTATAAAGGGTGCCGCTGGAACTCAGCACCCCGCCCGACAAGGCCAGGCCCGACCCCACCGTCACCAGGGTGCCGCTGGCGCTCGCAAGGCCAGTGCCACCCGGGAAGCCGGCACTGCCGCCGCCGCCGCCCAGCCCTGCGGCCGAACTCGCCTCCAGCACGCCGGCCGCGCAGGCCAGCGCCACACCGGCGGTGATCGGGGCACCCGTCTCGGTCACGCCGATCTGGCTCCCCGCCACCCACAGCACCACCGATGCCCCTCTGGCGTAGGCCAGATCGGGAAACCGATGCGCCAAGGATCCGGCCGCCAAGGTGTCGGTCCCGTAGGCCGGCACCGAAACCGGTGCCGCCAGCGGCCACCAGGTGATCAGGTTGCCGCCATTGGCCGCGTCATACAGCGCCCGCTGTGACACGATCAGGGGGTTCAACCCGCCACTGAAAGTAACGCCGCCGACCATCTGTGTCTGGCCATTGAACAGGGCAGAGAGAATAACCGGCTGGCGCGCGTAGCCGCTTGCGGTGTTCTCGATAAAGCCGTTGCCGGTGCCGGTGCCCTGCGCCAGCCAGCCAGTGAAGAACGGTGCTGTTGTCATCAGTAGACCGTCCCGTCGCCGCGCGTGAAATACAGGTTGCCGCTGCCGCTCGCGAGGACGGCGGCACAGGTCAGGGCATATTCCCCGGCATGAACAAGCAATCTTGCCCCGGGCGGAATCGGCGTGCCGGCAGCGACCGTGGCGACCACGGTCAGGTCGGTGCCAAAGGTGATGAAAGCCACCGAACTTGTTGCGTTGAACACCAGTACCGCCTCGCCGGCGCCAATCAAGCTGCCGTTGACGGAACTCGTGCCGCAGGCCACGGTCACCGTGCCGGCGGGCCGAAAAGGCTGGGTGCTACCGATCGGCATGTCAGGCCGCCGCCATCGGTGCATTGGCCGCCAGCAGCGCCGCCTTCAGCCGTGCATCGAGCGTGTAGGCAAAGCCGCGCCGGAATGCGATTGGTCCCTGCCCCCAATGAAAGCCATAGGCGCTGTTGAACACATAGACGCTGTTCGCCGGTGCTACAGCTTTCAGTGCGGTCGCGGTCGCCACCGCCTGAATGCCGCCGACCACCATCGGACCGGCGGCCGGCTGGTCCTGATCATACACCGCCATCATTTCGTCTCCCATTCAATCGGTGCATCGGCCGGCAG